TTATTAGTTTTAATATTTAAATAAAATTCATAAAGATACATTAGCTTAGCAATTAATTCTGTTTTTTCATAATCTTCTAGTTTATCAGGATTTTTTATATTCTCCAACCAACTTTTTACATCAGAAAGTTTTTTTCTTTCATTATATTTGTCTAATCCTTTTTGAAACCATTTATTATTAGTAGTTCCTTTCTCTAGTTTATCAAAATATTGGTTGGCTTTACTTTCTATTTTTTCTGGTTTATAACCATCAATTACATATCTTTGATTTGTAAATTCATTAATTTTATTCTTATATTCTAAAGTTAAGCCACTTGGATCTTTTATAGAATTTAATGCGGAAGATAATTCAACAATATAATAATCAATTAATTGATAATCACTTTGCATGGGTTTAGTTGTTCTTGCTACATCAATAGCTTGCTTTGATACACGTCGTAAATAATTATTAACTATTTTTTCTTCTTCTTCAACCTGTTCTTTTATTATGTGTAAAGTTTCATCTTTCGCGTTTTTATTTACATTATCTTCCCCTGTTATTGTTTGAATATTTTTATTATATGATCCCAAAATTTTCTCATTCCAATATTTTTTAAAAAAATCATATTTGTCTAACATTCCAATATCAATAACAGTTAATGGATCGATATTTGCACTAGTATCTACATCAGCAGAACGAGATACCATTACAGGGTAAAGTGATTTAACTTGCCAATCTTTAACAAACATTTTAATTTCATTTTGTTCTTGATAAGCAGCATTTAGCTCCTTTATTGTTTGTGTTAGATATGGCTGAGATGAATCAGAGATGTCACTGAGTACAATAGAACTATCTGATAATGATACTACCTTACCATTGATAGGTGATATAACAGGGAGGCCCGAAAGAGTTGCAATTACCGTCTTATCTGTTACTTTTTCTCCTTTATCAACTTCATATTTGAAAACATTTTCAGTTTTGTTTACTATAATAGCTTTAGTAGCTAAATTTTCTCTTAATATAGCTTCTATTTGAACTTCATCTTCTTCTACAGACAATTCACATGTGAAGTTTTCAATTTTACTTTCAATTGGTTCCTTTGGAACTATTACATTATCTTCTTTTCTGAAATTACATACTAATGGAAGAGAATCTAGATTAATAGAACCAGTACTAATATCTACTACTATATTTGCAAGACTTAATCCTAAATCCGGACATAGATTTTTAGATAATTCTTCTTCAGATGCTTTCTGAAATTTTACTCTGTTATACAGATATAATGCAGTTGCAATAGCCATTGTTATTAGAAGCTCATCAACACCATTAAATACATTTTTTATAGAATCAATAGCATTAGAAACAGCATCAATAGCAGAATTAGCTATTTCTTTTAACATATCTAAACCCATTCTAATTAATTTTTGAATGTATTTAGTACGATAAGGAGATGGAAATTCAGTGTTAGTTAATAAATCAATTGATAGTTTAATTATGTAATAAAGAAATAAAGCAATACCAGTATAAGGTCCAATCAATTCCATAAAGTCATTAAATGCCTCTGAAAGATTTCCAATAAAATCTTTAAGATCATCTAAATTTTTTCCTAAAAAACCTTTTTGTAATTTATCTAGAGCTACTTTTTTATTTGCATCATCTAATGTAGAGTCATTTAGAATTTCACATTGTAATAATAGAGATCCTAATGTTTCTTCAGATAGATCATTATTAGCTTTTTTAAATAAAGCAGCTATTTCTGGACTATTTTTTAAATAAATTCCAAGGGCTATAATATCATCTAAATCAATATCACCTACTACACTTAATAACTTATCTTTCATTCCATCTGCAAACCCTTCAAGTGCAGCCACTATAGTAGCAGTAAGTAATTTGAAAGATATAGGTTTATCAAAGAATAATTTTTGTTTTAATTCTTCAAATTTAAATTTAACCTCATTTTTCTTTAATTCTTTTATAGTAGCAAAAGATGACATATTATATCTTCTTTTAACCATTCGCTTATAGTAAGATCTACATCAAAATCATCTTCATTTGGAAAAACATGTTCTTTTCTTATTGTTTCACCTTCATCATCATGAAATGTATATACTCCTTTATTAAAAGTAACTTCAAATGGTTCTTCCAATTCTTTAACATATTTTTTTCCCTCACCTGGCTTAACATACGCCAAAGTAATGTGGGGATGATAATCAGGGAAAGTTTGTGTATTTTCAAATTTCTCCATTAATAAATCTCTAAACTTTTGTAATTCTTCAGTTACAGGTACTTCATATTTTACTACATCATATTCATCATTTTCAAAAATCCCGATTTCGCTAATAGTTACAGTAATTGGGATCATATCATCTTGAATAACGCCCAACACAACTTCTGGATCAATTTTATCTTCATGAATTCCATATAACACAGTTACATGGGGATTATCTTCTAATCCATAAGAATCGTCATAAGGTTTTTTGTAAACGTCCTTTGGATCTATACCACCTACATGGTCTTCATCCCATTTATCAATTTTAGCATCTAACATAACACATCCGTATTCAGGTTGAGGTTTTTCTTGCTCATTGAGCCATTCATTAATTGTTTTTAAATCTTCCATATTATTTAGATATTAGTTTAAGCAATAGTGGTTAAAAGAACCATTGATAAGATGAATATATATATATATTCTTAATAAAATTTATTATGACACATCTAGAAAAATACAATGACATTATATTAAATAGTTTATCCCAAAATCGTAATAAATTGAAAAAGAGTGATCAGAATTATGTTTATTATGAAAATCATCATATTACACCAAAATGTCTGGGAGGTGGAAATGAAAAAGATAATTTAGTTTTATTAACAGCACAGGAACATTTTATTGCACATAAATTGTTAACTAAAATTTATCCAGATAATAGAAAAATAGCTTGTGCATTTTTTAGAATGTGTCATGATAATAAAAATAGAAAAATATCATCTACAGATTATAAGTATGCTAAAGAATTATTATCAATGATTGGTCATACTAAAGAAACAAAGAAAAAAATAAGTAAATCATTATCTGGAAAATTTCAATCTAAAGAATCTTGTATTAAACGTAGTAATACATGTAAAGAAAAGAATTTACATAAAGGAGATAAAAATCCTATGTATGGGAAATCAGGTACGATGTTAGGTAAATTTCATTCAATGGAATCAAAACAAAAAATGAAAAAACCTAAGTCTGATGAACATAAAAAAAATATCAGTAAATCAAAAATAGGGAAACCTTCTAAAATGAAAGGTAAAAAAATTAATAAAGTCTGGGTGTGTAATAAAATGTTACAAATTTCTATGTTTATTAAAACTTCTGATATTGAAGAATTTTTAAAAAATAATAAAGGTTTTCATAAAGGACGTATAATATCAGAATCCCAGAAAAAGAAACAAAGTAAAGCTATGAAAGGGAACATCCCCTGGAATAAACCAGTTATTTCCCAATAAGAACATTAGTTGAAACCATTGATTGTTTTGCTGCTTCCACTAATCCTGCATTAACTCCGGGAGTAGCAGGTAATTTTGCATCTAATGCAGTAGCTAATGTAGACATTAATGCTATTAAAGGTTCTCCTAAGATTGCATGCATATAAGGTCCGGGACCAATTTTAGTTGTTTGAGATCCAGCAACTATTACTTCATCAGCCGTAACAGTTACTTTAGCCGCAGCACTTATTTCAACTTCATTTTTGGTTACAATTCTAGTAACATCTCCTTCCATTTGTATAAGAGATTCTGTATCTGCATGCTGCAGAGTTATCATAGAATCTGGAGATATCTGGAAAAAAGATCCTCTTAAATAAATCATTAATCCAGAATTTCTTTGATAAATTATTGTTAAATCTTCAAGAGGATCATGCATAATAACATGAGTACCATCATAATCATCCTTTATTCTTTCTATTAAGTTGGTATCTATATTTTGAATACATTCTATTTCAGGAGCATATATATCTCCATTGTTAAATTGAATTCTAACAAACTGACCAAGTTTAGGAACTGATAAAGTTCCTCCTCCATCTCCAGCATAAAATAGTGAATTTACAGGGCTAGCCCATGGTAAATGCTCATCAATAATATCATCCATCAATCCAAATACTCTTACTTGAGCTCTTCCAGCGAATGTAGGATCCTGATTATTGATCACAATTCCTATCCAATCTTCATCATGTAAATCATGTTCTAAAAATTTAATATCTCTTTCCATTTTTATCCTTTTAAAATTTGATTAGAAGTTGCTTTGCTTGAAGGTACTCCTTCTAATATATTGCCGTATATTTTTTGATTTTCTATTTTTACTGGTTTAGGAACATTTGTTTCTCCTTTTCCTACAAGGTCTGTTGCAAATGAATTATCTCCTTGAGTAGCTTCACTTGTTACATTTTCATAACCCTTACCACCTTCAATAGGATTAGCCGCATTTGTTTCTCCATTATTAATGCCTACTAAATCAGTTGCTCTAGAATAATCTTTAATTTTACCCCAAACACCATCATCATTTAAAGCAATGTTAGCAGCTTCTTGAATTAATTGATTATCTCCGGTTGCTTCTGATGTTGCAACACCTTCTAAATATGCTCTAAACATTCCATCAACTATTTTTCCTTCTAATAATTCCGAAGGTTGAACATATCCTGCAGCAACTGTATTAACTCCTTTCCTTATCATTCCTAATGCAGTTATGATATTTTTAGATTCTAAAGCTGATTTTATATCGGTAAATGATACGCCTAATCCAGGAATAGAAGTCATTTTAGCTTTATCTATTTTCTCATTTACGGCATTTTTAACAAAAGCACCTCCAAAATCTATAGCTTTTACAACCCATGGATTTCTACCAATTGGTGCTTCATTAACATCATCACTGGTAAAAAATTTTCCATCTCTTCCAGGACCACCAGAAGGTATTCCATTTAATGTTTTTTGATTATTTTGTTCATTAAAAGGATATGTAGAATCATGAACTTGATCACCTGTTTCTGGGTCATTTCCAACAGATTCAGATTGAGCCACTCTAGTATATTCTTTTGATAAATCTGCACCTGCAAATTTTGGATCAGTAGAATCATAGGGTACTTCACCATATACTGCTCTATTTCCAACGGCTGAAAGTGTATCATTATTTAAAGTTGCTCTATCAACTTCTCCTAAAGTTTGATTGACTGCTCTATCATATCCATTAAGATTTTTATCAAATAAATAAGTATTTTGGAATGTTGGATAAACTTGTTCTTCATATATTTTACCTACCTTTATCCCAAAGGAAAGACCTGCCATCTCAGGTTCTTCTCCAATACCTAAACTATCTAAATATGTAAAATTTAAATTTTCTAAATCAAATTCACACATTTCACAATTAATTACCCAAGTTGGTAAAATATTATCAAGTCGTTGAAGTTCTAAGACATCTTCATTTTTATATTTAGGCAATGATGCATAACCATAACCATTATATGGAGAAGGAGTATGAAATACTCTAAACTCTGCAATATAAATCTTTAGGGAAAAATATCTCATCATATCAGGTAATACCCATCTTTGATACGTATCATCCCATACAATTTTTCTATACATATTAAGTAAATGACTCATTCTTAAGTCAACTGCCTCTAAAGTAGTAACAGTTAATCTTTTATCAGAAAGTATTCTTTGACCTGATATAGGATTTATTTGTAATAAATCTGAAATACCATCTAATTTTTGAAAATACCATTGATATTTATATTGAAAATTATTAAAATGTTCTATCCATTGCTCTAACATTCTTGCTCTAGTAAATTCATTAGCATCATATAAATAATCTATTGCAGAATACGTTTCTCTGTTATCAACATTATCAGTTCCTTTAATACCGAATAATGGATGTGGCATTTTATCATAATTTATAACAGTACCCTTTCCTCCAGGTGCAGCTTGATTATAAAGTATATCTCGCCCACTAGCAAATTCTAACTTAAAAGAAAGATAAGTTGGTTGATCAAATCTAGGTGACATGGCATTAAATGATGCCGGCACATTTCTAGCTGTTCTAAATGTTTTATAAATGCTCATTATTCTGTGTTATTATTTTGTATATCTTCATCAGATGGTATTGCATCAACTGCTATTGGAGGTGGCCATTCTCTTCTAGTCAGTATAAAACTCTGAGTAAAATTAGACATTATTGATTCATCATTTTCATGTGTATATTTTATAGAAAATCCTTTTATATAAAACCACCCACTATAAAATTGTTCTAATATATCATCTGTTCCAGCATTAGGACTTACCATTAAATTTTCAACAACATCCGATTTAATTAATACTATAGGAGTTTTATCGCCTTGAATAAGATTTAAATTCATTCCATTTACAAGAACTTCTACATTAAGTTTTTCTAATTCTTTATTGTTTATTAAATTTTGTAACTTTGATCTTAAATAATTCTTATGATGATTTCCATCCCATTGTAAATTATCGGCATCCGGATTACTTATAGTATATTGAATTCCCATCCAAGGATTTTTCACATACATATCAGGATATGAATAATTAGCTCTCGCTAAATCCTTTCCTCTTTTATCTGGATCCTGAGTTGCTCTGCCTCGTAAAAGAATGTATTTATTAACTTTGTTAGGATCATATGCTGGTTCTAAGGATAATTGCCAATATTTTTGAGAACCTTCTGTATTATACAATGATTGATTATGTTCAAACATATTACAATTCATTTTTGATCCGATTTGAAATGTTATATTAGTTGATCTATTAATTGGTCTCCATGTATTTATATAAAAAGGAGTAGTTCTATATGCTTTATAATTAGATAAAACTTTAGGAGCTTCTCTTACAGTATCTTGCTCTAATTTAGATCCCCATGTGTAATCTTTATCAATATTATTCATCCAAGCCGCCACATCAATTTTATCTTCTGCAGACATTAATTGTTTATTAACATTTACAAAGTTTAAATTATAATAAATATCAATCCACACATCATAAAATGAATCATCATCTCTCCATGATCTTTCAACTGTTTTTTTAATATAATCTAATGGTGTAGATGATGCACTTATCCATACTTGTTTATCATTTGTATTATCTTCATTTGTAGCAAACCCTAACCCTAATTTTTTAGCTATATCTTTTACTGCTCCCATTGACGTTCCTTCAAATGAAAGATTACCTTTGGCACTTGATAATAAAGGAATAAATAAATTTCCAAAAAATGTCATTGTTGTAGGTCCTGTCATTGAAGTAACATTTTGACTTGATACAACACTCGTTATAACATAATCATTTCTAATAGATTTTAGCATATCTGATTTATTCCTAATTGCTACAGAAATGATATCTCCATCTTTAGGCATTTCTCTTGAAAGAAATGTTTGATGAATAAAAGTAGCCTTTAGCATAATTGACGGAAGAAAACCATCACTTTTAATTTCCATTACCTGAATTTCATTAGAACTCAACATATAATCATTGATCTTAATAAGAGGATATCTCAATGAAGCTAAATTCTCTACATTTTCAGAAGCACTGTTTTCTGAAGATGGAAGTGATAATTCATCTAACTCAATTGTTGGTTTTATCTTATCATCTTGATAAATTCTATACTTAACTCCGCCAGATCCCTGCGTAGGAGTCGGAGCATTATTATTAGATGATGTATAAGTTCTTTCAGCCATTATTTTTTCTTATTCTTTATTACATTTGTTAAAAATTCGCTAGTTGATAATCCATTTCTTAAGCATGTTTCGGCACCTTCTCCAAAATAAACTCTACCATTACGATAAGTTAATTGAGATGTTCCCTCTTCTGCAAAATTAGGAGGTAAAGAACCAGTTCCAGTATTAACTAATTGTCTACCATTATATTTTTCTAATCCTTTTATATCATTTTTTGTAGGCCTTTTAAGTGGATCAATATACTTATAAGAATTTCTAATTTTATCTGCTTTGCTTTCTCCATTATTCCCTCCTCCTTCTCTAATTTTAGATTGAGCTGATTCTAGATCAGGAATTAAGATTAAATCACCTTCATCGATAGTAAATGGATTAGAAATTCCATTATATTTTAAAACAATTTCTGCATATAAAGAATTATTATAAACTGCCTTAGAAATTAAATCTGGTCGCATCACATAATCCTTTGGAACTCTGTATACATTATATGAAACATAATCCTTTGATTTAAGATTAAATATTCCTTGAGTTAAATCTCTTATTACTGTACCATCAGGTCTAGTAAAAAATGGTTTTGTATCTATACTACTTTTAAACATGTTTTTATTGAAGTGATTTTAATGCTAACCAGTCGACTCCTCTATATGCAGATCTGGCTATATCTCCATTAGTTGTTGCAACACTTCCATTAGGAGATACTGCAGCGAATGGTGCTCTTGACCAAATACTTGTAGCGTCAGAAGATAAAGCAGGCTGTTTTATTACAGGAGGACCAGATCTACCACCTAATTTAGATGGGCCGGCCAACCAACCTCTTATTGCAGCAGCAGTTCCAGTTTCACTAGATACCATAGTGTAATCGTCAACTACAGATTGACCATCTGCTGATCCTGTCATACTATCTGGAAGATCATATATTCTACCCATACCACGATTAAAAATAGATTGAATAGCATCTCTATCTCTTGGCATTCCATGATCAAGTTTAACTACTATTTTTATTTCTGTAGGAAAATCATCTGGCCCAAGTTCATCTCCAAATTCTACTTCAACCCCGGTGCAAATTAAGTTTCCTATCATTGCAATGGGATTTAATGGGTTGCCAATAGTAACATGCCATTCCCCAACAGGTTCTCCAGTAAGTAAAGCTTTTAGTCCAGTTAAATAAGGAACTTGACCAGCTGTTTTTTCTGCAAGTTTGCCAACAATTAAATTTTTTCCAATGGCACTATCACCTGTAAATAAACCTTTAACTGCTCCAAATATTCCTTTAAGACCACCACCACTTAATAATTGATTAAAAAACTCTCCACCACCTTTATTAATGTCGCTATCCTCATTAGTAACTTGTCCAACAAATTGATCAACTGTATTTCCAGCCCATTGAAGAGGTTTTCCAGCATACCAAGATTCTATACCTTTTTCTCCACCAAGAAATGGATATTTTGCAGGGTTACCCATAAATCTATGTTGCCCTCCAAAGAATACAGCAGAGGCTGATCCAATTACTAAAAAGTTAGAAAGAATATCAAGTAAAACAGCTTTAGGGTTAACTCCACCAACAGGTCTTGCTACATATTCAAATTGTAAATTTAATCCTGACCATTCAAATTCTAAACCCGGAGCTCTTTTCTTGACAGAATCAATTCTATTAACAGGCCCAAGTATTCTATTTTCATAAGGTCCTTGACTATATGGGTCCGGTGGTAAATTACCACTATTCATAATAAGTTGAGGATTAAAATCCCCACCTGCAACTGCTAGCATTTTAGATAATGATCCTAAACTTTTGAATAATGATCCGGGACCGGTTTGACTGTCAGGAGTAGACTGAGCTTCCACCGGCCAAACATCAGATTTTGCTTCATCCCATTTTAATCCGGAAGTAAATTTAAGAAGATCACTTAGTTTATTTCCCGTTTCTTCTCCAAAATATGTAACAGCATGAGCCATTGGAGGAAATAAAATTTTT